AAATGGGGTCGAACCATTGACATCTATCTGGATGAAACAGGCAGGATCGATATCGCTAAAACAGGCCCGGACGTTATTTCTAGATTGAAGCAATGCACCGGCGAGCCTGACCCTTTCCGGTCATAGGTAAACTGTCTGCTTTCGAGCAACATCAAGTGGATCAAAGTGATCTTCGTAGACGGGGCCGCCGTGCCCCGTTCTTTATCGGAAATACCAGTCCCCCTTCTCCGCACCACCAAGACAGCGCATAAGCGCAGCCATCAATGTATTCGTGCCGCTGAGAACGAATCTTCCCTTAAATGCATTGAAGGGGAACGCTACTCATGAGTGTGGAAAATCAAAACTGAAATCCGTCGTAACGAATGACTTAACTCAGCACAGGAGTGCATGTGCCGGATGGCGGATGGCGGATGGCGGATGGCGGATGGCGGATGGCGTTGATCCCGCGAAGGGATTATTCGTTCGCCTGCCGGATCAATATTCGATGTTTCCACTTCCATCGACAAGCTAGGAGGACTCTCCTAGCGCCATGGCATTTTTTAGAAAAGGTCAGTAGTGGGCGGCACAGATCCACATTCGTGCGATAGCAATCATAGGCAGGTCTGTCCCAAATTTGGTCCAATATCGCCTTTTGCCAGACGCCAAAAACCACAAACCCCCGACTTTCTCTAGGAAAATCAGGGGTTTGTGTTTACTGAATGTGGCGGTGAAGGAGAGATTCGAAACTACCCGTTTGCGGTTTTCTGAGCACACCCCCCCGGTTTATAAGGGCTGCAGAGGAGCGAGATTTTTAATCTCAGTCCCATGTCAGTCCCATGGGTTTTGCGCACCAGGTTGCAGAACAGGGTCGCGAAAGCCATTTCGACGTTTCATGTTGACCCATGGGAAAAAGGTAATTTTGGTAATGCAGCGTGAGCCGACCTCTGGAAGCCTTGAAAATCGGGGCGTTGAAAGAATTCCTCAACGGTAATAATTTGGTAAGTATGAGGTTAGAAAATTACCTTTCCTATGAGTAATCCCTGATAGCCCTCAAACCCAGTAAAATTGGGCACTTCAGAAATTATTACCCTAACTCTTACCTAAAATTACCCCTTGAGGTAATGACTGAAGACCACGAACTACAAGGGCTGTAGCCCATTTCTATATCTCGCTTACCAAAATTACCTTTTTCCCAGCCCACGTTTGAAAAATGGCCAAGGCGACATCCCTTTTCGACGTTTTTCACATCATGCAAATTGGCACTGGTAGCAAGTAAATCCTTGGTGACGCTGTGCAATACCAGAGAGTGCCGGAGAGCCAAGCAGGCTGGGCCTTTCAGCCGTTTTTCAAGCGGACTGGGCTGTGTCGCATCCCCAGTTGGTGCGACCAGTTCCGAAAACGAAAACATCCTGTGCAGTAGGTTTTTCAGGTCGTAGCCCCTGCACGCCGGGCGTTTCACTCCCCTGGCCAACTCGTCGACGCGTCGTAACGCAGTGCAACAGCCTTGCTCTTTTTTGCAAAACCTTGCACTGCGTGCAATCGCTTCAACTCCACCAGCCCCCGCAGCAGGCCTGGGCAGAGCAGGTGTTTGCACCGCTCTGACCTTTGCACAAAAAAGGGACGCAAAGCCCGTCGGCGGGAGGGGGATAAGTGGTTTTCCCCTCAAAATTTTATTCAACCCGCCCCGTTGGGTGAGCCCTTAGCCATACCACCTTTTTGTGCTGAACTATTCTGTTCGCGCTCAGAACGACAAATTAGAGGAGCCCGCAGGATGCACTGCCCTGATTATCCCATGGCAACGCAATACGAGGCCGCTCCCCTATCAGAGGGGCAATTTAAGAAGGACGTGCGGGCGTTTGTGCCCAATGGTCTCAACCAGTAGGATCTACAGAATATGCATAGAATTTTATGCAGCTAGTCACTGGGAGGCGATCCGGGAAGCACCGTCAGCCGGGAAGGTTTATCGTTTCAGGGATATAAAAAAGCGGTATTATTCGGTCCCAGCAAAGGCTAGGGCAGAAGCGGACATACTGCTAAAATGTGATTACTAGCCTAATGCACATAATGTGGAGCGTTACTTGTTTGATTCATTAGTTATCAACTCGCCAAAGCGGAGGGTAAATATTCCGACGGAATCAAAGGAGTTTTTTCCTTATTACGCCGGGTTTCCCGAATCATTTGCTAGTGCAGTGATCAGTTCCGCACAGCTTAATCCAGGATCAACCGTATTTGACCCATGGAATGGCAGCGGCACCACTACTTCTGCAGCTATTAAGCTTGGACATCACGCTTATGGCATTGATTTGAATCCGGTAATGGTAATAGTCGCTCGCGCTCGCAACCTACCAAGCAAATCAGTCGCAAAATTAGAGTCATTAGCAGAAGAAACTTTTAATTTAGCACAGCCCGATTATAGCGCTCTAGAAGACAATGATCCTCTTTTGCAATGGTTTGACTTCGAAACAACTTTAAACATTCGAAGCATTGAGAAAAAAATAAGAAACACGCTTCCGTCGGGCAACCCATTAGACCAGACAATAAAACTCAATCAGTACTCATGCTCAACTTCAAATCTATACGTAGCGATTTTCAACGCGCTACGAAAATTTATAAAACCATTTCGATCAACAAATCCTACTTGGCTTCGAGTACCCAAAGAAGCAGAAGATAGAATCCATGTGACGTTAGATACACTTAAAGAAGAACTGACAACACAAATCAAACTTATTGCTGCCAATTTAAGAGCATCAAATAGAAATGAACCGATCACACTCAAATCCAATATAGTTGTGGGAGACTCCACAAAATTCTCCAAAAAGAATTTTGCTGACCTGATACTTACCTCTCCGCCATATTGCACCAGACTCGATTACACAGCTGCGACTCGAATTGAGCTTGCACTTATATATCCTTCGCTAAAAATTAGCCGCGAGATGTTAAGCAAGAGCATGATGGGGTCAACAAAAGTACCAGAATTTTTGGTTCTTCCAAGGGCCCAGTGGGGTCCAACATGCAATGAATTCATCGAAAACTTAAAAGCACATCACTCTAAAGCATCGAGCGGCTATTATTACAAGACTCACGTTGACTACTTTGACAAAATGTACCGATCCATGGAAACGCTTTCCAATAGTTTAAAGCAAAACGGCACAGCGGTAATTGTCGTACAAGATTCATACTATAAAAACCTGCATAATGATCTGTCAAAAATCTTGGCCGAGATGGCATTGAATTTCAAACTGGAACTCAGACGAAGAGACGACTTTGCTCAACGCAATTCGCTATCTGGGATAAATGCGAAATCGAAGATCTATGGCAGAACGAAAGGCGCTGTAGAATCAGTGATTTGTTTTCATAAAACCAGCTAAAAAGGACTAAGCAATGAAAGCTAATGCTTCCCCTATATCCGTTGCGGATTATTGCAGTGCAATGCAGGACAAAAAAATAATCGTCAACTCTGATTACCAGCGAAAGGATGGCTTGTGGAATGCGCCCGCCAGGTCTTTTTTTATAGAATCGATACTGCTGGAGTACCCCATCCCTAAGATGTTCGTCTATGCAAAACTGGACTTGCTTACGAGGGCTGTCGTTAAGGAAATTGTCGATGGACAACAGCGCAGCCAAGCACTCATGCTATTCTATGAAAACAAACTAGCGCTCTCCAAAAACATCGAGACCGAAGAGCTCAGAGGAATGAAATACAACAAGCTCTCGGACGAATGGAAGACAAAGTTCTTATCATATCAACTTCCTGTAGATCAGTTCTCTGGCGTTCCAGAAGACGAGGTCCGTGAAGCATTCAGACGCATGAACGCAAATAATGTTCCACTGAACGCAGAGGAGCAGCGGAATGCTCGATACCAAGGGGACTTCAAATGGTTCATAAACCGGACAGCCGAACTTTATAAGGAAAAGCTTTTAGCTCTTGGGCTGCTTTCCCGTCGAGATTTGATAAGAATGACGGATTTACGCCTATACGCTGAAATTGCGTTAACTTTAGATGAAGGGTTTATAACTGTAAAAGGGGCGCAACTGGATAAGCTATACAAAAAGTACAATGCCGACTTTGAAAGCGCACCTGAATTTGAAGAGAAAATTCACCACGGCGTGAATTTTTTTATTGAAAACGACGCACTTCATCAAAACGTACTTCTTCGCATGCATGTTTTCCAGTCAATCGTCATGGCAGCTATATCGCTAACCTATGATGAAAAGTACGAAGCGAAAGCTGTCGAGGCCCACCCAGAAATTGTAGCGGCGGTAGGCCAACACAGTTATGACTTAGAAACACTAGTTTCATCTCTCCAAGAACCTGAGGACTTCCCTGCGCTAAGCGACTTCATCAAGGCATGCTCCGAGGCAACTAATACCGCTTTAGCACGAGCCACACGCTTCCTGTACTTCAAAACAGCACTAGCACAGTTGGTATGAATTATGCGCGCCTCCATGAATCTAGGACGATTGAATGACGCCGCGCAATACCGATTGGAAAGGCTGCACCGGTTGTATAACAATATAGCTGCGCTCACACCTTCCAAGCAGAGCCAGCAGTTGGCGTATATAGCTATAGAGCTAGACAATTTAAACATCTGCGCTCTAAGAGAGTTCACAATCAGCACGGTAAGGGGCGCCAAAACAACAAGAGGTCATAAGGTATCTGTTAGCAATATACTAGGCCCCGAGGAAGAAATCGGAGCATACATGCTATCGATTCTAAACTCGGTAAAATTCCAAAAAATGAATAACCCTGTAAGAATCAAACGAACGGAAGAACCAACTGTACGCGACCCAAAGGAAACAGAAAAGATATTGCTTGCCGCTGGAGCAAGCAACTTAAATTCCTTGCAAAATGCTTTAGCACTAAATACAAACTTATTTCGAGACTTGAAATATGTGCGTCATTTTTACGCCCACCGGTGTAAAGACACTTACCTTAAAGCTTGCTCAGGTTGCGCATCATTTGGCCCACAAACCCCTCAACACCCAGACGATATATTGCGTCATGTTGTTACAGGAAGGGCACAAAGTGTATTAGAGCAGTGGCTTATGGAAGCCAAGTTCTTCTATCAACTTTTAACGGAATAAAACACATTTCCTGACACTCCGGCGAGCCAGCTCACCTGTACTCGCCGTGTAGTTCTATAAATCAAACATCCAACCACCGCCTAAGCTTCTAGAACCTTAGGACGTTATAGGGCTCAGCTGTTGATAAAGTGACAGAGCAACACCCGCATTCGCAGCAAATGCTTTTGCATTCAATGGAACCGGTGTTGGTCCATGTGTATGCTCAGAAAGTTGGAGATTCATTTGTTGCACCATGTCCAGCAGATCACACACCACCTTAAAGATATTGACACTATCAGATCCTACATGGCTTTTCGGCGCCACTAATTGTTGGCTTATTTCTGCGATACTCTCGCGCAGCCCGTGAATCCGCTCATGCATATCGTCACCCACCGTGGCGTTGTGCTTCTGCCCCACAACTACGTTGAGATCCCGGCCGGTCGCCTGGTGCAGATCGCCCACCGCCGCCAGGCTCGCGGATCCTCCTGACATCAGCTTGAGCGCGCCCAGCGCCTCGATCTTTTTCACACCACCCACGTTCTCGGTCGAGTGGTCATCGATATTCTGCGTGTGGCTCTGGAACTGCTCGCGGTTGTCCAGGGCTTCAACCTCACGCTCTATCGCTTGATCCCGGATCTTGCCATCGGTCTGGCGCAGCCAATTGCCATCGGCGTCGACGCGCTGCTGGGCGGCTTCACTGTGCTGCCACACCTGATCACCTTTCGGCACCTTCGGCATGCTCAGCCCGTGCGGCAAGATCGACTGAATGTAGGGCTTGTTCGGCAGGCCGTAGGCAAAGCAAACCACGACCCGCGTGCCCTCCTCCGGGAAGGCGTAAATGCCCATTTCCTCGCCACCGGTGGGCAGCGGCAAAGGAACGCCAGTGAGCGGCGGCATGGCCGGGTCTGGCTCATCGTCGGCGCCGAGCACTTCAATATCCACGGCGTAGCGCGGACGGAAGTCGTCGCACAGTCCGGCGTCCGCTGGCGCATCGGCCACGGCGATAACACGGGCAAATCGCGGCAGGTGATATCCACCGGTGAGTTCGGGGAATTGGCGCTCTACAGCGCGGCGGATTGCGTCGTCCATCGGATGGCCATCTGGTCATTGGTGAGTGCAACAGTGGTGATGCGCTCGCCGTTGTTGATCGTTGCTCCTGGTCTTAACCCGGGAAGGGCCGCGACCATCGCGCTCTGGTTGCCCTGGTAGCCGTCGAACAGCTCCGTGGGGATTTGCAGCGGCGCACGTGCGCCAAAAAAACTGTCGGCCCAACTGCCGGCGAACACTTCACCGTTGCCCAACTGGTGCCAGGTAAAGTCCGGAATGCTGAACACTCGGGCCAAACTGTCCATAGCCTGGTAACCGGCAGCGAGACTGTAGAAATATGGCGCCTTCACACTGGCATAAGGCCGATCGGGGACACGAAAGCGCAGCCCGGTCTGTTCGCTGACCTGGGCCAGCACGGCGCGCAGATCCACATGACGCAGGTTCAACGGCAACGGGTTGGCCAGCACGGCGGCCAGCTCACGGCAGAACAGCACCTGTTCGACCGCGTTGGCGGCCGTGCAGCGCTCGACGTAGCCGATGAAGTGGCGTTGCAACGTGCCTTCGTTGTAGCCGATATCCAGCGTCACCAGCCCTTTCAGCGGCACAGGGGATTGAACAGTGAAGTTCGCCCGGCCGGGGCTGGTGGCGTCCAGCCGGACGTCCTCATTGATGAGAGCAATCGGGGCGCCGTTGATGGAAAGTATCTTGTGCAGTTTCACGTCTGCTCACTCCCACCCAGCCACTTATCCACACGTCCCAGCACTTTTTCGAAGCCGCTCAGCGCGGGGTTGTCGCTGGTTCCTTCTCCGTTGCCGGCACCGCCTTCACCGACCGGGCTTCCCGGGGCGCCTTGAGTGTCTACCTTGTTGCCGGCGCGCCGGCCTTCGACTTTCTCCGGGTTCGATTCGCGCTCGCTCAGCGTGAATTGCACAAGCCAGGCTTTCAGGGTGTCGGCTTCCCGCGCACTGACTCCGTCGGAGAACTCCACCTGACGCACGCCGAAGGTTTCGGCCGTGTCGTTCACGATCCGATACAGATGCAACTGACCACCGCCGGCGGTGGCTTCAGCCATGCGCAACAGATCCGTCAGCTGGGTTTTATCCACAAAGGGAATCATCAGCGAGACCGCCAGCGTCTTGGGCTTAAAGCCCTTATGGGCCTTGTCGGTGTTGCTGGTCTGGCCGGACATATCGCCGCTTTCGATTCGCAGGTTGGCCGTGACCTTGAGGTTCTTCCCCTGGACTTTTTGCCCGTCGAGTAGCAGCGTCATAGGCCCACCAGCTCCCGCACAAAGCTCAGACCCTCTTTGCTGCCGACCAACAAAACTCCGGCGCACTGAATCCATTCGTGGCCCGGGGCATCGCCGGCCAACAGTTCGCGGCGTAATTCGCCGGCAGTGCCTGGGCCGATCATCCGCGCGCGCATGCTGACGTCAGGGTTGCCCCCGGCCAGCAGGTCTTTCAGGTCAGCCAATTGCTTATCTCGCCCCTGCTGCTGGGCGCTCTTGCGAGCTGCCAGCGCTGCCAGATCGGCCAACGGCGAGCTGTCAGCGGCGTAGCCTTCCAGCACGGCTATCTGCCCCGCCATCGACTGTTTGGCAGCTTTGACCACCGTGCAACGCTCCAACGGCAAACCCTGCCAGCGCGGTAGAGTTCCGGCGCCGGGGATCTCCCACTTTTCACTCTCCAGTTTCACCAGGTGATGCGCCCGGCGCTCGGTGCGCACCAGGTCAGGGATCGGCAGCAGTGCATTGAAGCGCGCCAAGCTGCTGGCCAACTGTTCCAGGCGCGTGCCCAGGAACAGGATCGACAACGCGTATTGCGGCCCAGTCGGACGCCCGCTGTCGCTGGCGTCTTCTAGTTTCTTGGCGAGATGTTCCAGCGCGTTGGGCGCGGACAGAAAGCGCTGATAGCCCGCGCCCTGGCCAACGCCGCTTTGAAATGGCGTCACGACCAGGCACGCCGGAACCTGCCCCATCTGCTCGGCCAACGCTGCGCGTCCGGCCGCGATCGCGCCTTTTGCTGCATCACCGACCGGCCCCGGGTTGGTGTTGGCCAGTCCACTCAGGCCAGCCAGGCGCTGGGCGGTGCTGGCCAGTTCACCACCGGCCAGATCCTTGGCCGCTGACAGCCCGGCCATCCACTGCGTGGCCTGCTCCGGCCAGCGCATTGTCACCGGTGCCCAGGTCATGCCGGCGGCGTCCAGGTGATGGCTTTCATTGCCTTCAGATTTTTGTCTTTCTGAGCCTTCGCCACAGCTTGGCGCAGTGTTTCCGCGTGCTGCTGTGCGGCCTGCCGGAAGCGCACCAGGTCAAGGCTGACTTTCTGCAACTGTTCGATGGTATGCGGCCGGAAGGCCAGCACCTGGTCGGCGTCATAGCACGGGTAAACGTCGTCCAGGCCCAGCAGCACCTGGCCATTCAAATTTACCTGGTCATCGATCGCGCTGCTGTAGCGGTATGGCTCACCCAGTGCGCTGGAGGTAAAGCCACCGGCGATATAAGCCGTGCTGCCGGCGGCGATCGCTTGCAGTTTCTTGTCCCGAAGTGCAGCCAACACGGCGTCGATGTCATCAGCCCATTCGCCATTCTTCCAGACCTGACTAGGCCCGGGCTTCTTCATGGTGAAACCCGCCGGCACCCCTTCGAAGCCTTCCAATGTTCGCGGCTCGCCGGTGTCGGTGCTGTACACCACAACGCCGCCGAAGTAATCCACCAACTGCCAAGCCTTACCGTTCCACCACGCGGCTTTGTGTTCCGGAATCGCGGGCGGCTCCGCTTCGACGCATCCACCAGGAATCAAATAAACGCCCGGCTCCAGCGGCGATTCTTCAGCCTTCACGGCACCAATGAAGATGCCGAGGTGGTCAGTCTGGTACACCAGTTTTTCAGTCATGCTCGATCTCAATACTTGATGCAGTAAAAAAGGGCCAAGTTTCGGGGCCGTGTCTCGATGCCGCCGGCGGCAGCCACGGAGATGCCGTGGGTGTGGTTACCTGCGCCACCCACTCCTACGTTGTGCGCGTGCTGGCCAGCAGCGCCGATGCCGACGTTGTGAGCATGGTTTCCTTGGTAATCAGTGCGCATGGGGCGACCGTCGGCGTTTTTGCCACCAGGAATTTCAAGTTCAGTCCAGACGCTGCCGCCTGCCGGATAACCCACATTGATGCCTGCGCCGTTGTCGACAGTTCGGAACCCGTGATCATGGTTGCCCTGGGCATCCGTCCAGGCGCTGTGCACGTGATTGCCTTGGGCGTCTGTCCAGGCGCCGTGCACGTGATCGCCTACGGCTGCGGCCGAGGCGCCGTGCGCGTGCGAGTGGATCATCATGTCCTGATAGACGCCGAATGCTCGTCCGGGATCCAGACCGCGCCCGTCGTCCCAGCCGCGAGGGAACAAGCCGCGCATGTCGGGCAGATTGAACGTGGTTGAACCGTCGCCGGCTCCGTAGTGTGTTGCGATACGTGCAAACAAGCCGGCGAAAGCAGTACGAGAAATTGCCGCACCGTTACATGCCAGCCAACCCGCCGGCGGGCTATTCATGGCGAAGGACGCCACCATCCCAGTCATGGTGTCGCCGACCTGTTTTTGCAGTTTGTTCAGCGCGGCTGTCGATGCCACGATCTGGCTGCTGTTGGTTGCTGGATCGTCGCTGATTGCGTTGGGCAAGTTGCCCAGTCCCACATCTGCTTTGGTGGTTGCCCGGGCGCGCAACTCCGCGTAATCCCCTTTACGCGCCGCCAGATGTTTAATGAGTGCGCCGGCGATCGGCTCAGGCTCACGGGCGTCATAAATCTCTGTAGGAGATGCGTAATAAGCGATCGGCACGCAGTAATGTCGAACCCCGGCAGCGTCGGTATAGTCGCCTTGCTGTCCGAAAATCACCTTCCACGTCGCGACCCGATCGCTTAATTGCCGCTCCAGGCAAACGTCGAGTGTCACGGTTCCAACGGCAACGCCCGATAACGGCACAGGCTTTTCCATGAACACCCGGATGCCTTCAATGTAGGCAGTGCCGGCGCCCAACTGGAAACCGTTTTCGCCCTTCCCGAATGCCAAGGAGTTACCAAAAAAGCAGGCGCGGCCGTACACCTCACGATTGCTCAGGCGCTCTCGCTCATCAATGCCGGCAAGGCGCACCGTAAAGTCATGCTGCCAGGTGCTGGCATCGATCTTTACGCCGGTCAGTTTCATGGCGCCGTCGAAGGCCACCAGAAAATTACGGGTGACGTTGTTGCCGATCTGCTCCGGCGGAATGTTTCTCCGTTTCTGTTGCAGTGGCACCGACGACGCGGCGAACAAGATGCCGTCGGCGTCCTCGAGGCCGACCCAGTTAAAGTCCCAGTCGCCAACGTCAGACCCCAACTGTGCGCTGTACACCACCTGGTTCGGATTCACGAAACCCGCGTTCTTTTCCGGGATGGTGTAGACGTGAACAATCTGCGCAGCCGGTGGCTTGCCGGCAGCGCGATCGAGCGGCGCGGTCGGATCAAGCCCGGGTACATTCGCAAAGATGAAGCGGCTGACGATCAGCGGCTTTTGCTGGCTTTGTTTAAGGGCGATTTGGCTTTCGCCGGCCAAGGTAATACTGGCGCTCACGGTACGCTCCTACAGGCTGGCAACCAGCGTTTGCTGGTCGTCGTTGAAGTCGATCAGGGCGATTTTCAGCCCTACGGGGGTGATGGTGACGAAGTCGTAGCGCCGGCACGTTCGGCCGTACTGCTGGATCAACACGCGCAGAAGTTCGGGATTGAGTGACAACTGAGCGTTGCTGAACTTCAGCAGCACCACGTCCCAATCGCGGTCGGGCTGGCGTTCCTCGATCTCGACGTAACCCACGCCCAGTCGCTCGAAAATGCGTTTCAAACCGGCAGTGCTGCCGGCGTCGACTGAGTTGATAAACGCGTACTTCACGCGCAGTCGAAACAGGGTCTCGGGTTCGCCCTTGAAGCGCGTCACGTCCCGCTGCCAGGCCCACAGCTCAAGGATGCTCATGTGGCAGGTGTCGGGATCGATCTGCGAGTAGGGCCAGCGCAGCCACCCGGTGACGGTTTCCCACCACGCCTGTGCAGCCGCGACCAGTTTTGAAAGCTCGGTACCGCCCAGCCAGAACGGCAGTTTCAGTTTGTTCATTGCAGGTTCACCTTCAGCGAAGTCAGGCGCGGAATGTCCAACCCGCTGGTGATGTCGACGCCAGGTGTAAACCGCAATGAGGCGATATCGGCAAACTGCTGGTGCAGTTCTTCCGCGAGGCGACTGAAGCTGAAACGCGACTGGGGATAAGTCAGCGTCGGCTGATAATCGCGGGGCGTGCTTTCCCGAAACGCGGCGCGGATGAATAGCTCGATCTCACTTTTAAGCGTGTCGATCTGCTCGGCGCTCAGATTTGGTTGCGGCCAGAGCGTCATCGCAACACTCACGGGTACTTCGGGCATCACCATGGCCAGCAGATCATCGCCGTGGCCATGGTTGCCCTGGTCGCGAATGTGCGAATTGATTTGCTCCAGGTAAGTCGCCGCCGGCACACCTGCATCAAACAACACAAAGGCATTCGCGCTGCCCGGGCCACGCGGTGCGCCATGTTCGAAGTAAACGCCATCCGGACGCACGCCCGGAAAGGCCGAGATCATGGCGCGATACACCGCGTCGGTGTGCCACTGATTCACGGCCGAAAACTGGTTGCGCACGCGCAAACGCAGCTGGTCGTTCGGTTCCGGATCCGCACCTGGTGATTCCAGCCAACCGTCCTTGTTCACGACCTGAACAATGCCGGGGATGGGCACCGGCAGGATGGCGTAGTAACCCGGCGCGAGATTGAAACCGCTGCCGGATTCGATCGCCTCCACCGGGACTTCCAGCTGCAGCTGGCCTGCTACGAACGTCGCCGGCGCCGTGGTAATCAGTTTGTACACGTTGCCGTTGATGGCGGCCGACTGCACCACAATGCCCTTTTCCAGCTCCATGACGCCGTCCGGTAAGGCGCGGGTGAACAGCAATTTCCCTTGCGCTTTGGTGGCGCCTTTACGCTCGACGTTGACCGCCCAAGCAAGCATGTCCAGCCACGCATCCACCGCCGTTTTCACAAAGAAATTCGGCAGCACCGTCAGGCAAAGAAAGTCCAACAACCACAACACCGGTTTGGTCACTAGCGCGGTCATCACCCGCCAGAACGGCGAATAACTGCTGGTGTTGGCCACCTTCGCGCCCTGGGCTTCCACTTCCTTTTCCCATGCAGCTTTCAAACCGGCCTCGGTGGTCGGGATGCCGGCGTCGGCGATCACCTTCTTAAAATCGACCTGGCTCACAGACTTACCTCAATCGAACCGAATTTCAGGGTTTTCGCAGTGACCAGGTACACGCCTGGTTCCCGCTGGGTGATGCGTGCCGTGCCCGGCACCAGGCGCTGGTCGTCCTCCACCAACAGTTCCAGTTGCTGGATGCAGTCGCGCTGCCGCAGCCGATCGCGCTCGGCCACCAGCGTCACCAGCAACCCGCTGTCGCGGATCATGTGAGCGATGTCCTGGGCGATGCAGGCGCGGTCATCGACCAACAGCGGCTGGTGGGATGGATCCAGTGCCAGGTCGTTGTTCACAATCAACAGGTCTACGTACTCGCTCATCCGCCGACCGCCATAGCCACCATGTTTTCCATCTCCAGCGGCGTCATGGTCTTGCCCGTGTGAATGTTCACGTTCTCCACATGCGTGCCCTTGTTCTGGCTGCTGTTGTTGTTCTGAATGCTGGTCAGCAGGCCGCCGGGCGGCACCGCCGAAGGTCGCGCCGGCGAAAGGCTGGGGATTGCCGCGTTGATGGTTTGCTGAGCTTTCTGCGCGGCGTTGGCGGTGTCGGCGGCGTTGGTCGCGGCATCGACGCCGGGCACTTCAGGCATACCGCCGAAACGCGCTTCGATGTTCACGCCCGGGATGCTGTTCAGCAGCTCGATCACGCCGTTTACGGCCTTGGTGAAAATGCCGACGATGCTGTCCCATGCGGCCTTGGCCAGGCCTGACCAGCCGCCCATGGAGTTAAACCAGTCGGACAGTTTCTGGAGCTTGTCGGCGACGAACTGGAACGCCGCCGTGTTCATCAGTGCAGATGTCCATTCGTCCCAGTAGTAGACCGCCGCAACAATGACGGCCACCAGGGCGAGAACACCGATCACGATCCACACCATCGGGTTGGCCAGCAGCGCCGCGTTGACCAGCCAGATCGCGCCTTGCCACAGCAGCATGGCGCCGCGCACCAGGACAAGTCCGGCGCTGAGCGTGTAGATCACGGCCATGTAAGCCAGGATCGCCAGTTTCTGCAGGACGAAGCCGGCGACCGTGCGCAGGTTCAGCAACTGGATGACCTTCCACACTGATACCAGGCCCAGCCAGGTCATTCGTGCAACACCGACCACTAAGGTCAGCAACGACATGGCGCCGACGATGGCCATGATGGTCAGTGCGGTGATGCCGATCACCCGGGTGATGTTGGGAAACAGCTGCGACCAACGCACTAGGGTTTTGCCGATGTCGACCATCTTGTTCATGAACGGCGTCAGCACTGGGATCAGTACCTGGCCAAACACCACACGCATGACCTCGACTAGGGAAGCCCACTGCTGCCACGGATCGACCATGGCCCGGGCCATCTGCTCAGCATTTTCGAGACCTCGCACCTTGCCCAGTTGCTCGATGCCGTTGCGCAACCGATCGGTATCCTTGGCCAGTGCGCCGATCACCTGGGCGCCTTCGCCGCCGAAGGCCTCCATTAACTTGGCCCCGGCTGACGCGCTGGTCAGATCACCGAACTTGCCCTGCAGCTTGTCCAGGATCGCCATCATCGGCAGCATCTTGCCCTGCTGGTCGGTGAACTTCATGCCGAGCTTTTCCGAGGCGGCGCCGATGTTTTCGAAAAACGCTTTGTAGCGTCCGCCGGCGTCGCCGCCCTCCATGGTGCTGCTCAGCGTGCCAATCACCGCCATCTGTTCGGCAAGGTCGACGCCGGATGTGGTGGCGATCGCGCCGGCCTCCTTGAAGGCATCTTTCATCGCGGCGCCGCTTGTACGAAACAGCTGCACGGCCAGCGCCGTTTGCCCGCCGAGTTTTTCCACCCACGCGCCCTTCCCCATCGCATCCGCTTGGGACTTCTGCAGGTTGTAGAGCGTGCCAACGTATTCACCCATGGTTTCGGCATCAGACTTGGTGGCCTTCGCCAGCAAGTTGCTGGTGTTGGTGAACGTGGCGAGTTGGTTACCGGCAAGCCCCTTGATGGCACCCTCGATCAGGTAAGCCGAGGCCACAAAATCCTTGGCGTTCTCGCCATAGCTCACCGCGAACTGCAGCGACTTGGCATTGAGCGCAGACAACGCATCCTCGGCAACGCCCAACGATCGGACATCGCCCAAGGCGCGATTGACCTCCAGCGCCGGTTCCATGGACTCACGGATCCCGACCACAGCCGCCGTCACGCCGCCGATGCCCAAGCCGATGGTCTTGATGTGCTTTTCGCTCTGATCAGCCAGCTCGGAAAAGCCCATTTTCACCTTGCCCAAGGGCGCGGTGACCTTGTCCTGCAAGCTGAGAATGAAAGCCAAGCTGGCGCTACGGTCTGCCAAAGTCGTTATCCGTTCAGCGCAAGGGCGATGCCGTTAGCCACGGCGAACTCCATGCGTCTCCAGTGTTCGTCCTCCAGCCACTTGGCCGTCCCCATCGCCTCGGGCGTGGGTTCGGCACCAGGAAGCCAGCGGTTCGTCAGGGCCATCAACTGGCCCAGTCCGTTTTCGCTTAGGCGCTCAGCGTGCTCGAGCGCTTTTTTACGATCACCTCAACGTTGGGCGCGTACTCCTCGAGCAGCGCGCCGGCGATCTGCATCACCATCACCGGATTGCCCAGCAGGGGTTTCAGCACAGTTTTTTGTTCCTGCAGCACAGTGGTCATCAACAGGTTGTTGCCCGGTGCGACCTTGTTGGTTTGGTTCAGGGCATTGAAGTACTTGGTGACGTCGGCCGGGGTCAGGTTGAAGGTGAATTCCTGTTCGCCGACTTCCAGGGTGATTTCGGTGTTGTTCTGTTGGCTCATGGGTTTGGTCTCTTGTTGAGGTTGGGAAAATTCGTGTCCTGGTGCGCTGGCGATCGCTGGCACACACCACGGACGTATTGCTGCAGTCCGACGATCATTTGCCGGCTTAAGGCGAGCTGATCTCGGAGGGTGAAATAATCCGGTCGAGCGTCTGCTGCGAGTTCGGCGCGTCCTGCATCAGCCACGCGGCCGGTGCCGGCGGTGGCGGACAAAGTTCCGGAAGCGGGACAGGTGGCGCTGACGTACAGCCGGCCAGTGCCATCGCCAATAGCGCGGCGCAGGCGTTCGTTTTCAGTGCGCGCATCGGTCAATTCCTTGGTGTTTCGTTGGTCGATCGCGTCGCGCTCAGCGAGCATTTCGCCGCTGATTCGGGCCGCTTCACGCAGGCCGCCCGCCTCCCATTGCGCGCTGTCGCGCTCGCGCCTGGCGTCGTCGCGCTGATCGGTTACCTGATCGAACGCCACCCACACCAGCAGGGCCACCAGCAGCACGAAAGGCGCCAGGCGCAATGGGGAAAGGCTCATCGCAGGCACAGCTCCATTTCAGCCAGCCGGCGGTTGTGCAGGCCTTGAACGAAGCGCTTGCGGCCTTGGGCGTCGGTCACGTACGCCCATACCGGTGTCTTGCCGTCCGATGCCCAGGCCAACGCCCTGCAGCCATCAGCAATGCGGCCGGCGTTGATCAACGCCACCGCCCGACTGGCGCAAGTGCTGGGCACACCGACGTTGTGCGCGTGACTGGTCAAGGCGTTGAACGTGTTCTGCCTCACGTCCGGGTTGGTGATGCAGTCGGCCAGCTGCAGCTGGGTTTTGCGGATCACCAGTTGCTCCACCTCCGCGCAACGATCGGGCGACCAGTAGTCACCGACTACCACCGGGAACGGGCTGGTGTGTCGGGTGATGCCCTTGCAGACAGTGGGCAGTCCGCTGGCCAACTTGTCGGCATAGACCGTGTTCTGGCCACGGCCTTCCCAAGTGCCCAGGAAGATCACCAACGGAGCGCTGGCCAGCGCAATCACACCGGCCTGAATCCTGCCGCGCAGGCTCATGGGAACCACACCCGCAACAGTGCCGGCACAACCATCTGCAGCACAGAAGCGACCACTGTGAGAATAGTCAGCAAGCGGCCGACCTTGGCGCCGATGTCGTTCACCGCGACCGTCAGGGTCTGCTGGCCAGCGTTCAGTTCCGACAGTTGCCCGGCCATGTGTTCGAACCCCTGTTCCAACTTGGTCACGCGGGTAGGCACGGTTTCGTGGCGGTCTTCCAACTCGCTCAGTCGGTGTTCAAATACGGCGAATCTCTGCTCCAGCGTTCCGAGGCGTGCGGCGTCAGTCGTCATCAGCGTTTACTCTGCTCAAAGCCCGTCTGGCACGGGACACACCGCGTTTTACCGCCCAGTGCCTGGCGCGCCGGCGGGATCTCGTTGTCGCAGTCCTCGCAATGGGTCAGGCTTGGCCCGACCGGCACAGGCGTCAGCAGCTGGGCCTTGATCGCCTGGTCACGTTGGCGTTGCTCCAGCTCCTGGGCGCGGTCGAACCAGTCCACCATTAACGGATCCCCTCGATCTCGGTAGCGTCGAGGTACGGAACGCCGTTGATGTGAATGAAGTCCGGACTGGTGACGTCAAACGGCACCTTGTGTTTGGTCTTCTCGCCACCTTTCGGGTCGATCGACAACAGGCTGGAGATCTTCACCTTGCAGCCGAAGGCTTCCACGCGCAGTTCCTCGTCTTCGCCGGCCTTGGCGAAGAACACTGCGTCAAACGGCTTGAGCTTGCGGAAGCTGCCCGCCGATCGCGCCGCATCGATCAGCAACTGAAAGTTGGAGCTGTCCAGTTCCAATTCGCCGGCCGCAGCCACGTCGCCCTCCACGTAGCCGTCAGGCACACCACGCGTCTGCGCCACGGCCGAGTTATCGGTGATGTCCAGGGTGCAGCTCTCGACGTGCAGCGACAGATCGCCCAGGCTCACGTCGAAGTTCTTGCCGCCAATTTTTGCCATGGGGCGTTACTCCGTTTTGTCAGTGGAAAGATCCAGAGCGATGTTCGCCGTGAGGTCTTTCGGGCAGTTGAGGGGTTTGAGCTTGATGTAGGCCGCGACCTTGGTTTTGCTGAGCCATTCCAGCACCAGGTCACCGTCTTTCGGCGGCTCGATGTCACCGGGGAACACCTCGCCGTTGAACTTGATGGACTTGGCCATGGCGCGTAGTGGCGCCATCAGTTGGTTGGTGTTCACCGCCATGCTGTTGGGCGTGTTGTTCAAGCGGCGATCGGCTACACGGCGGATCAGCAGCGGGCGAATCAGGCGAGCGGCCTTATCGGTGATGCGCAGGTATTCCACGACCTGAAAGTCACTGCCTGGGGTGTCCAGCATGTTGCAGTCACCCCAGTACACGCCTGGATAGTCTGGGTAGGTCTGGGTGACGGAGAACCGCGCCCGATCCAGTTCGCTGCGCACAGCGGACGGCAGCGGTATCAGCTCCATATCGATAGGCACGTCGCCAAGTCCCAACACCGGCCCGGTGGCCACGCGCATAGGGCTATCCGCGATGCTCACTGCCGAATTCGCCAAGCGGCCAGCCAGCACGCCCAGGTCATTACCATGCAGTTGCGGCACCGGTGAAACGCGCGGCGCTGCCAGACCCGCTACCAACGCTTTTTGCTCGCTCAGGTACTGCGCCCAGGTCTGGTCGACGGCGATGCCGGCGGTGCTTGCCAGAAAGAAAACACGACGGCCGTAGGTGTTGTTCAGGGCGACGGCCGCGTCATTCATGGCCGATAGTTCGTCACCCTTGGCGATAGGCTTGGTGACGATTACCGCTTCCACCGACACCCCTTGTTGCTGGGTTTTCTCCAGAGCGGTGGCCCAGTCGCCTTCGGGGCCGATCGGGGCCGCCATGCAGGCCCAGCGCTGGCCACCGTTCAAACGTGCGGCGGTGATTTGGGTTTTCAGATCGCTCGCCGGGACGCCCAGGGCGGCGTCCAGATCGCTGTCGGTGTTCAGCGGAATGATCTGGCCGACGTTTTTGGCGGCGGGGCCAATGAAAAGAAAGTAACGCTCAACCTCAGTCACGGCGCCCTGGCCTAGATTGAGATTGTCGACGGTGACTTGACCGAGTGCCATGCAGTGCCTCGTTAGCGGGGTGAAGTTAGGATTTGTTGCAACACCTGGTTAATCAGGAGATTGGTTTCGCGCTCAGTTTCGGCGCCGATGAACTGGCGTTTCGGCAGCGTGATTTCCCAGCTCTGCGCGCCGGTGCTTTCGCTGCGCTGGTCGTCCAGGATCCGGATCAGCAAACCGGCTTTGGCGTAGTTCACATGCTCCTGAATCCACGCCACAGACGGCCGGGTCAGCGTCTTTTTGCCGGCTTGGCGCACACGGAAGCCCAACCGGCGCAAGCGCTTGGCTTGCTTGTCGGTTGCTGCCAAACCCGGTGGGGTCTTGTTCCATCGGCGCATCTGTTGGGCAGTGCGGCGCTCACTCACGCCGTTGTGCTGCTGCGCGGCGACCCATCGGGTCAGGGCGTTTTTCCAGCCCAATTCCGCTTCATCAGCAGACACCCGGGTGACCACCATCAACTTGGCCAAGCCGGCTTCCATCTTCTTTTTGCCCTTGGTGTCGCGCTTGCGTGGGGCGAAGGGTGTGCCGTCCAGGTTCTTCTGCTCACGCACTCGCTTGCGGCTCATCGTCCGCACACGTTTGGTGACCTGGTTCAGCAAGCGGCGGCGCAATTGCGGCGGCAGGCTCAGCAACGCCAGCTGTTCGCGTACGCCCAAGCGACCGCGAATGTCGAGTTCGAACGTGCTACGCCCGGCCATCGGTGGCCACCTCGCCGCGTTCAGCAATCCACAGATCAAACGGGACAAAAGCCCAGGTCTTGCCGAAGGCTTCAATCTCCCCTTCCGGGTCTTCCGACAGGAACTGCGGCTCGACAAATTCCAGCGTGATTTCAACGTCGAACAGATCGTTATCCAGAGGCTCCACAAGGAACTCCGGCGCCGGCAGTTCGTGGCGGTCACGGTTGGAGTCGTGTTTTTCCAGCCAACTGCCGACCAACGCCATCATGCGAGCCGGGTTGGCGGCGAAACGCTCCAGGACAATCACGGCGCGATAGTGCATATCGGCGAAGTGCATGCCGTCGACGTCGGGTTTCCAGATCAGCGAAAGCTTTACCTGCTCCGTCCAACTGTCGAGTTGTTCAGGCTCGACCAGGCGGCGTTCCAACAGATACGCGGTTAGTGCCTGCAGCTTGGTCATACGATCGCCGCCGTGATTCGGCCGCGCCCCTGTAGCGAGCGAACCGCCTGCTGGCTGAACTGCAGAAACGTCTCGCCGCGTTCGGGCATTTCTTTGCCGGTGTTTTCGGCGCTTTCACGGCGGCTCACCGTGGCGAACTGCGTCAGCAAGCTGGACTTGGCGCGGCAATACACGGCGCGCTTGTACGTAGCTACGTGAAATGTGGAGTCAGGCAGCACCTTAGGGTCCTCAGATTCCACGGATGTGATGCCCACGCTCTGCCATTGGCCTTTGCGTTTGGACAAATCGCGATTGATCTCAATCATCGCGGTAGTCAAATCAGTGACCAGCATGTCAACCAGGTACTCCGCCGGCAGGCGGTAGCCCTTCTGAAACTCGGACACGGAGAGGTTCGGCCAGAAGCCGTCGTTCTCAATCGCCTGTTCCACAAAGGTGGTGGGTTTCCCGGAAAAGCTCATTGCTGGCCGCTCGAATAGGGCGGGGAAACTGTTTTTCGTGGGGCTGGCCATGAATGGCAGACACACGTCCACAGTTCCCCGCTGGGGGGGTAGTCGGTTATTGGGCGCCGGTCACGGCGGGGGTTTGTTTGGCGATCGCCTTGCGGCACTTCGCAATGCGCGTCTCATTGCCGGCTTTCGCATACAGCTCGGTGGAGCGTTCCAGATGCTGGAGCGCGGTTTCCCACTGCTCGGCCTCCATGGCGCGCATGCCGATCAACTTGTGGTACTTGCTCGGGATCTGTTCGGTCAGCTCCCATTCACCGTCGACACGCGGCAGCAGATCGGACAGGTACGGCTCCGGGCTGCGTTGCGCGTTGTATTCGGCGTAAGCCCAATCGATCACTGCGTCCGCAACGAAGGTTTGCACGTCGCGGCGCTTAAACCGCTCGGGCATCTCCTGGCCCTGCCCGATCGCAAAGTCTGCGAGTGCTAGGCCGTCTTCGAACTGCTCGGTGTCGAACAGCCAGACCATCACCTGCACCAGAACGCGGTTCGGCATCACCAGACCCGAGTCCATGTAGCGCTGAATGAAATCCTGGTACTTGGGCAACAGCTCCTCGCGCTTGAGTGCCTGACGCCCAGCGAGACCCTTGATATCGCTCAGGCGCTGCAGATCCTGATCCAGAGAGGCTTCCATCAGCAGCAGGTGCTTTTTCGCGTTGGCCGGGCTGCTCAGGGCTTCCGCCGGCGAATACGCCAGCGGTGCGGCGGCTGCAGCGATTACTGCAGCGGTTCCCTGTGCCAAAGTACGGCGCTTGTGAGCAAGGGCCAGGCTCATGCGGCCAACTCAACGTTTTCAGTAAACGCGATCTTTTCCAGCTGCTCGATCACGTAGCCTTCGTTGCGGCTGTTGTAATCCTCGACACGGGAGCGTTTCGGGTTGTCTACGGTTTGCTTGCGCCAGCTGGAGTCCTGGAAGTAGATCGAGAGGTTGTCCCAACTGGTGACCAGCACGCCGTTAACCGGGAAGAACGGCACGCTGAAGCTTGGCAGACCACCGTAAGTGGCGATCACCTGGGCGTCCTCAATGCGCTCTTTCTCGGTTGGTGTATCACCTTGCTTGGCGTACAGCTTGGCCTTGTCGGCCGCCAACAGGTCCGTGCCGATAATGGCGATCAGGTCGCCGCCATCGCGCAGACGTTCGTCCACCATTTGCTTGGTGTCATGCACCAGAGCGTCCAGGTTGGCGTAATCACCGCCCGGCCCCAAGGTGACTTTGCCAGCGGTTTTGCCTTCCTTGAGTACCTGCTGTGGGGCTTGCTCGCGCAGTTGCTGCAACCAGCCTTTGTTCACGTCCTGCAGCATTGGGTAAGCGGCGATATCGGTCTGCGCAGCGGCTTTCAGGCCGTGGAAACCGACCATGATGCGGTCCAGAGCGATCTGTTTCTGCACAGCCGCCGAGTAACGTTGGTGGAAGTCAGGGAATTTGGCCCAGGCGTCGATTTTTGCGTAAGGCAGACCCACGTCCGACTCGGTGGACGAGAGTTCGTAGGTGGTGTTGTCCAGCTCGGAAGCGTCTTTCGCTTCGCGGTCGGTGGTCTTGGTGTTGGTGCGGCCGGTGACAGGGCCGGACACGCCGATGAACACCTTCTCGCCCTTGATTTCGCTTACGCCAATGACGTTGATGCGCGAAAGGAAGTCCGACTTGGCGGTGATGGCGTCGTTCAGTTCCTGGGTGATGGACGGCTCAACGCTGAACATCTTGCTGGACAGCTCGACGCCGTAGGTTTCAGCCATGGCCAGTTGCATGGCTGCATACATCTTGGCGCCGTAGGCGCTCAGGGAACGGGCCATGTCAGAGTACCCGCGCTTTGGCTTTGTCGGCTGCGCCGGTGGAACGCGGCAACTGACGACCATTGGTGGTGTTTTTCAGTGCGGTGAACTCTTTTTGCAGCGTGGTGAACGCCGCCAGCAAGGCCTTGTTACCGCCACCGGTACGTTTGAATTCGCGTTCTTCTTCGGCGGTGGTAACGATCTCGTCGACTGCCGCGCTGACGTCATCGATCGGGGCTTGATCGGGTTCTGGCGCGTCTTCGGCAGCAGGCTCAATCACGGCCTGAATGCCGGCAGCGACGACCAGCAGCTGGGCCAGCAGGGCTTTCAAAGCCGTTGCGGTAGCTTCATCCATTGGGGGTTTGCTCTCGGTTGGGGTTTGCGGAGTGGTTTCGGCGGCGGTGTCGTCAATGCCGAAACG